CGGTGCTGCCAGTGCTGATCGGCGACTATGCCGTGCTGCGTGAGCAGCTGCGCGCAGGCAGGGCGCAGTGAAATCGTCATATAAAAAAGGGTCCTTCCTCGGCCGGGAGGGCCAGTGGGTGGGTATGTGCGCAAAAACCAACTTGTGAGATCGCTATTTTTTCCATTTCGTTTCGTTTTAGGAGCAGCGCTTGTCTGATCTAATTTCTTATACCGACGTCGAGATGTTGCCGCCTGGTGACCTGACGCCCTACGACCGAAACTCGCGGACCCACAGCTCTGAGCAGGTTAGCCAGATCGCGGCATCGATCCGCGAGTTCGGGTTCACCAACCCGGTGTTGGTCGGGGAGGATGGCACTATTATCGCCGGCCACGGTCGGGTGCTTGCAGCCTTAGAAATAGGGATGTCGCAGGTTCCGTGCCTCCGAATTACCGGCCTGTCAGACGAGCAGCGGCGCGCCTATATCATCGCCGACAACAAGCTTGCGCTTAACGCCGGATGGGATGATGAGCTGCTGAAGCTGGAGCTCGGCGAGCTGCGCGATCTGGGATTTGACCTCGGGGTTGTGGGCTTTGATCAATCCGAATTAGACGAACTTTTTGTCGATCTCGACGGCGTGGAAGAGGAAGGAAAAACCGAAGACGACGAGGTGCCGCCGATCGGGGGGGACTTCGTTTCTCGGCGGGGCGATGTTTGGGTTTGCGGTGATCACCGGATCATGTGTGGCGACTCCACGGTCATGTCCGACATCGAGCGGCTGATCGGTGACGAGCTGATCGATATGTGCTGGACCGATCCGCCCTACAACGTGAACTACGAGGGCACGGCCGGCAAGATCGAGAACGACAACATGGGCGCGGACGCGTTCCTTGCCTTTCTGACCGATGCTTTTGTTTCTGTGTTCTCGGCCGTCAAGCCAGGCGGGGCGCTCTATGTCGCCCATGCTGACACCGAGGGGCTGCCGTTTCGCACAGCCTTCAGCTCCGCGGGCTTCAAACTGTCTGGCTGCCTGGTCTGGGTGAAGCCGAGCCTTGTCCTGGGCCGGTCGGATTATCAGTGGCGGCATGAGCCGATCCTTTACGGCTGGAAGCCTGGCGCGCCGCACCGGTGGTTTGGCGGCCGTAAGCAGACAACGGTCATCGATGCAGAGGATCTGCCCTTCGTCGTGAAAGAGGACGGGTCGCTGTTGATCGACACGGGATCCGGCCATCTACGCGTTTCGGGTTCTGACCTTCAGGTCGAGGAGCTGGTGTCGTCGGTGCTGCGCCACGAAAAGCCGAGCCGTAACACCGAGCACCCAACCATGAAGCCGGTCGGGTTGGTGATGCAGTACCTGAAGAACAGCAGCCGGCGCGGTGATCTGGTCCTGGATCCGTTCGGCGGGTCGGGGAGCACGATGATTGCGGCTCAGAAAATCGGCCGTGTCGCGCGGCTGATGGAGCTGGATCCACGGTTCGCGGATGTGATCGTGAAACGCTGGCAGGATTTCACCGGGGGGCAGGCTATCCTGGAGGGCACGTCGGATCGCTTTGACGATCTGCGTGGCAAACGTGGGGAGGCAGGCAAGTGACAACGCGCGTAGGTTGGCTGCCCGCACTGGATTGCTCGGATGTTGAATGAGCAGTTCGGGCAACCCAACATATCCGGTCAGTGTGATTGCGAAGCTGCTGAAGCTGACCGAGCGCCGGGTCCAGCAGCTGTCGAAGGAGGGCGTGATCCCGAAGGCCGAACACGGCCGCTATGAGCTTGCGGCCGCGGTGCAAGGCTATGTCGGGTACCTGCAGGAACGGATCGCGCCGCGCAGTGCCGACGGTGATCCGGAAAAGGCCGACTACCATACCGAAAAGGCGCGACTGACCAAGTCGCAGGCCGACATGGCGGAAATGGAAGCGGCGAAGATGCGCGGTGCCCTGGTGGATGCCGAGCAGATGAAGGAGGCCCTGGATCTGGTGGTCGCCGAGGTCCGCGCCAATCTACTGAACAATGCGCCGACGCGGATCGCGGCGCGCGCGAATTCAGAAAAGAAAGAGGCCTCGATCAAGCTCATTGCGAAGGAAGAAATTGGCGCGGCTCTGCGCAAGCTGTCGACCACTGATCCGACCTCGCTGGTTGGAGCTGACTGATGTCCTGGCCATTTGGTAGCGCCGCTCTGATGGTGGCCACCTCGTTTCTCGCAGGCTTGGCACCGCCCCCCGACCTGAAGCCGTCCGAGTGGGCGGAGCAGTCGGTTCAAATCCCTGTCGGCAACGCGATCCCTGGTCTGATCAGTTTCGACAACGCGCCGTACCAGCGCGAGCCATTGGACATGACGGCCGACCCATCGTGTCACCGGATCACGCTCAAATGGGGCGCGCAGGTTGGCAAGACGCAGCTGGCTCTCTGTGCTCAGGGTTTCAAGATCGTGCATGACCCGGTGTCGCAGCTGATGATGCAGCCGTCGGAAGGTGATTTGCAGACATGGCTGACGACGAAGTTTAACCCGCTGGTCCAAGCCAACCCCGACCTTGAGACGCGGATCGCTACGCCTCGGGCGCGCAAGGGGGTGAACAACACGCGGATGAAGTCCTACCCGGGCGGCTTCATCATGTTTGCCTGGTCCGGATCGCCGAAGACTCAGCGCGGTCGGTCTGCGCCGTTCATCGTCTGTGACGAAACCGATGGCTACGATCGCACGGCCGAGGGCCATCCCGTGGGTCTGCTGTGGGAGCGGGCCAACACCTTTGATGATCAGCGCAAGCTGGTAGAGATTTCGACGCCAACAATCCGCGGGATTTCGTGGATCGATCATGCCTACGAGCAGGGGGACCAGCGTCAGTTTCATGTTGCCTGTCCGCAGTGCGATGCCGTCCAGACGATCGAGTGGTCAAACGTCAAATGGCAAAAGAACGCGGACGGCGAGCACATGCCCGAGAGCGCCTACTATGAGTGCCGGGCGAATGGCTGTGTTTGGTCTGACACTGATCGGTACTTTGCCATCCGAAACGCCGAGCGGCTGGGGCATGGGTGGAAGGCAAAGAAGCCGTTCCGGGGGCATGCGTCCTATCATCTCAATGGGCTCTATTCCTGCTTTGTGAAGCTGAAGATGATCGTGCTTTCGTTCCTGGACAAGAAAGCGGCCGGGGATCTGCAGACCTTCGTCAACGTCACGCTTGCCGAAGCCTGGGAGGAAGAGGCCGAGACGCTCGAGGTCGAGCAGCTGATCGCGCGCGCCGAGTCATTCCCATCGAAGGTTCCGATGGAAGTCGGCGTCCAGACCTGCGGCGTCGACATGCAGGAGGATCGCCTCGAGCTCGAGCGGGTCGGCTGGGGATTGGGTGAGGAAAGCTGGAGCCTTGACCATCAAGTGTTCTGGGGTGACCCGCTGAAGCCGGAAGTCTGGAACCAGCTTTTTGACTATCTCGATCAAACCTTCGAGCACGAGTCCGGGGCGAAGATGCGGGTTGCCGCGACCTGTGTCGATACCGGTGGTTCTGGCGGTCTGACCCAGGCGGCTTACGAGCAGCTGCGCGGCAAGCAGCGCCGCAACATTTTTGCGATCAAAGGGGGCAAGGGCTGGGACAAGCCGATCGCATCCGCGCCGACAAAGTCGAAGTCGGGCAAGCGGTCGCGGCCGGTCACGCTGTTCACCATCGGTGTGAACGACGCCAAACTTATTATCATGCGTCGCGCGAAACAGGACTCGCCTGCCACGGGGTATTGCCATTGGCCTGTGGATCGGGATCCGGAATGGTTTCACCAGCTGACGGCCGAGCGCCTGGTGACGCGGTTCGTTCGGGGTTTCCCGATCCGCGAGTGGAAGAAGACCCGCGACCGGAACGAGGCGCTTGATTGCCGGGTCTATGCCTATGCGGCGCTGAAGATCCTTGATCCGAACATCCTTGTGCGGCTGCGCCGGTTGAAGCCTGACGACGTGGACGAGGAGCATGCTGCGCAGGAAACGGTCGCGGGGGAACCGCCAGAGGAAGCGAAGCCCAAGGCTCGCAAGACTAGGCGAGGTAAAACGCGCCGCACACGACCTCGTGGATCAGGGCGGATCAGCAATAGGTAGTCAGGTTTGCTCCATCAGTTTCCCAGCTCAGTCACGGCCGGCTTAAGCATCAAGGCAGAGGTGCATGTCGATGCATATCCGGCACCCGAGTGGACATTGACGGCGATCATCCGTGGTCCGTCTTCGATCGATCTGGAAGCGGCACCGCTCGGGTCTGGGCATTTGTTCGCCGAAACCGCGGCCGTCACCTCGGGTTGGGACGCTGGCACCTATGCGGTGTCGGTCCGTGCCGTCTCTGGGGAGGATGTGCATCAGGTCGAAGCCGGCCAGCTGACCATTGCTGCGGATCTGGTGTCGGTCGATGCCGGGTTTGAGGCACGTGGTCATGCGCAGCGAGTGCTTGCCTCGATCGAGGCGGTCATCGAGGGCCGCGCCACAAAGGATCAGGAAAGCTACGCGATCAACGGCCGGTCGCTGGTCCGTACATCGATCGCTGACCTGATGTTGCTGCGCGATCGGTACAAGCGCGAGATCGCGCGCGAGAGCCCCAATGGAAAACGCCGACGTCTGACCGGCCGGCAGGTTAAAGTGAGGTTTGGTCGCTGATGTTTGGTTTTGGTAAAGCGCGCGATTCCGGCGAGGGCAATCGCCAGGAGCCGAGCGCGCCCGTGGTCATGGTCGAGAGCTCGATCCCGAAGGTGAGCCGGCGCAATAAGCCGATGCGCCCCGCGGTGGGTAAGCGCGGGTTCGATGCTGCGATCTCGGACAGGCTCACGTCTAATTGGTCAACCACTCCGCTGACAGCTGACCAGGTCATCGACCGCAATCAACGCGTCCTGGTCGCGCGCTCGCGCGAGGAGGCACAGAAGAATGACTATCTGAAATCCTTCCTGCGTCTGTGCGATCAGAATATTGTCGGGCACCGCGGCTTTGCGCTTCAAGCGCAGGCGCGTGACAATAACGGTGCGCTCGATCGGGGGGCAAACGAAGCGCTCGAGGCGTGGTGGCGCAAATGGCAGCGGGCGTCGAACTGCGATATCACGGGCAAGCGCAGCTTCCGGATGATCTGCAAGGGGGCGGTCAAAACCGCTGCAAAAGACGGCGAGTTCATGATCCGCGAAATCCGGGGCCGTAACGCGGGGCCGATGCGCTATGCGCTGCAGGTTCTGGATCCGCAGCGGTGTCCGGTCGACTATAACGTCGATCGTCTCGCCAACGGTCGCTTCGTGCGCCAGGGGATTGAATTCAGCCGGGAAGGTCGGCCGCTGGCATTCTACTTCATGACGGGCGATCCGGCCGGCTCTGGCTATACGTTCAACGGGACCAGCCTTGATCGGGTACCTGCCGATGAGATCATTCATGGGTTCTTGGAAGATATCACGGGTCAGCGCCGGGGCATTCCCTGGGCGGCCACGTCGCTCTGGCGTTTGCACATGTTGGGCGGGCTGGAAAATGCGGCTTTGACCAGCGCGCGGACCGGCGCATCCGTCGGCGGTTTTCTGGAATGGGAGGAAGGCTATGGGCCGGAGCCCGACGAGAAGGAGCAAGAGGATGAAGAGCTCTACATCGAAAGTGAAGGCGGGATCTTCCAGGAGCTGCCTGCGGGTCTGAAATCCAAGGCATTCACCCAGCAGTATCCCTCCGGCGAGTTCGCCCCGTTCCACAAGTCGATGTTGCGCGGTGCCGGTGCCGGCATGGGTGTGGCCTATGTCAGCTTTGCCAACGACCTCGAGGGAGTGAACTTCAGCTCGATCCGCCAGGGCGTCCTGGATGAGCGCGACCATTGGATGGATCTGCAAGAGTGGCTGATCGAGACGTTGATCGATCGCTGCTACCAGTCGGCGCTCGAGCCGGCGCTGTTGATGGGGCTGGTCGTGAACAATTCGATCCGCCTGCGTCCGGAGCGCATCGAAAAATTCCGCAATGTCTATTGGCAGGGCCGTCGGTGGGCATGGGTCGATCCGACCAAGGACGTGAAAGCGGAAATCGACGCCAAGAACAACATGCTCACATCGCCGTCCGAGATCATCCGGCGTCGCGGTGATGATCCTGACACCACCTGGCGCACCTACGCCGACGATATCCAAGCCATGCGCAACGCCGGCATCCCCGATGACTTCATCATGGCGTCGGTTCTGGGCGTGGTGCCTGGCGCTGTTCGGCCGCCGGCTGGCGAAGCAAATCAAGAAGAGGACGAGTCCGATGACAAAAATGAAACTCCTGACGCAGAATAGCGGCTTGGCCGCGGCGTTGATCGGCACCGCTCTGACCCGGTTGGTGACCGTGGAGCAGGTCAACGCCAACCGGGGCGGTGCTCCGCTGCGCCGGCAGGCGGCGGTGCGCACGATCGATGAAGAGGCGCGCACAGTCGAGGTGGCGTTCAGTTCCGAGGAGCCGGTGGCGCGGTGGTTCGGGGATGAAATCCTTGATCACTCCCCTGGGGCAATGTCGGACGCGCGCCTGCGCAATGGCGCGGCCGTGCTCTGGAACCACAACCCCGATATCCAGATCGGAGTGGTCGAGACGTCGTCTGTCGACGGGGATCGCCGCGGCCGTGCCGTTTTGCGGTTCGGCCGTTCTGCCAAGGCTGCCGAAATCTGGGCCGATATCGTGGACGGCGTGATCCGTCACGTGTCGGTCGGCTACTTCGTGCGCGCAATCAAGACCGAAGAGG